GTGAATCCATTGTAATGTGCGATACTAACAGTGACTCTAGCAACATTAGTAGTTCCAATTCCAATTGAAGATGTGTTAGCGATAGAGACATCAGCAACCCTGTAGATATTATCTAGGAAAGAATTGCCAACACCAATTGTATTACCACTTTCATCAAGGGCAGTCACTCCACTTCCAACATTAGACTCATAGACAATAAAGTAATCACCAGTTGCTATTCCACTAGTTGTTGTTTGTGCAGTAACACCAGTATTATCTCTCAATGGAGAATTTGCCTCAATTAGTAAGTCAAATACAATTCCGGTAGATGCAACACCAACAGAAGTGGTGCTAATTCCAGTAATAACGCCAAAGTCTCCACTATATGAGGTTATGGTGTTATTCTCTGTCTCTGGTCCTGCTGGAGGTCCAATAAGAACGACTGGGGGATTAGTGGAGGTATATCCGGTTCCAGGTGCAGAAATAGTTACACTAGTAACGACACCAGCAGTGATGGATGCAACTGCGGTTGCTCTCAACGTGCTTCCCAATCCAACAGGATTACCTATAGTCACGTCTGGGGTTGTGGAATATCCCACACCACCATCAGATAATGTAATAGACGTTATTGTTCCAGCTACAGAAACATTAGCAGTCGCGGCAGCACCAACTGGCACGCTATAATCAAATACGGAAACTTTATTTTGGAATGCCACTGAGAGTTGAGACTCATTGATTGGGTTAAAACCAGGTCTTACATTATCAACGTATATTGCCGTTGATCCAACACCAACAGATTTGATGATATATGCTGTAGGGAAAATGTTTGGTTCATAAAGCCCACGCGACTTGGGAATGACCTTTCCATTAATTAATACATCATTTCTCTGTCTACACCACTCTATGGGTCTTTCTGCTTTTTCATTTTTAGCCAATCCTGGTCCAGGATAGACATTTGTATTTACAGAACTTGCAGAAATGATTGTAGAAACTGATCTCTTATTTTGATTTTGTTCAAAATTACCACTCTTAAATTGAAGTGTGTCACCAACTTTAACGGTTTCTGTTACATCAACATCATTAACGTCAATTTCTCCAGTTCCTCTGTATAGTAAGATTTTAACTGAGTCACCTGCTTTTGGTGCTTCAAGGAATCTAATCGAACTGCCACCTAAGAATTCATAAGATTCTCCAGGAACTTGTATAATATCATTGATAAAGACAAGAAGGTTATCTTGGATGCTAATGTTTGAACCCTTAGCAGCAACAATGGATAAGAATTCTCCTTCAGATTTAATTGGGAATACTACCCTTTGACCATTAAACAGTGAAGAGAATTCATCTAAAACTTGGAACTCGCCCACAGACCATGCGTTAAATGAATCTCCATCAACCCTGTCTACTGTTATTTCAAAATCATTAAAGGTTTTTGTTGGATCCGTAGGAATTCCAACAGTTCCGCCAATACCAATGGTTAACGTCTGTCCAACTTTATATCCAAATCCTGTATTAGAAATGTTAAATTCAATTACACTAGATCCTTGTCCAACAACGATGTCAACTTTACCTCCTGTTCCAACACCAGTTGAATTTGATGCATAAACGAGAGGTATATCGACATATGATAAAGGTTTATCAATAATAACTTCAGGTGGATTAGTAGATGTGTATCCTGAACCTGGGTTAGTAACAGCGATGCTGACAATGTGACCACCACTTATCGCAGCAGTTCCGATAAACTCTAGAATTGGAGTTCCCGTTGAAGAGGATGCAACAGCAACATTAACTGTTGTTTGAATTCCACTTCTATAACCAGAACCACTATTACCGATAGAAATAGCAGAGACAGTTCCTCCAGCAGAAATAGTAACGGTTGCACCAGCGGCAACAAGGGGTTGATAACCAAATCCAGTGGTTGAACCGACAGAAAGGAGAACACCACCAACAGGAATGTTTGCATTATTAACATCATAAGCTACAGAACTTGCAGTTCCAGTAAAACTGATTGAGGTAATACCTGTAGTTTCAGATACTGTGTAATTGGAATTTTCTCCCAGTCCCTGGAAAATACCATTAACAAGAATTATTGTAGAGGTAGTGATGCCAGTAAGATTTTGTTTGTCAGAGGTTAGAATAAATTCTCTGGTTAAACCATCAAATCCTTGAGAAATATCATCATAAATGTGATTCTTAGTATAAGTCTCAACAGTTGAACCTGGAGGTCCACTTCTCATAAATGACCTTCCAAAGAAAGTAGATGATGTTGTTATACCAGTCCAATCTCTAAATGATGGTGGGTCAGTAGCAGATCCAATGGGTCTGTTACCGTAAGGTGCCTCTGCAAAGTTAATCGTGTTATCAACAATGTTATAATTACCTTCAATCTTTGTAACCAAGGTATCCTTAGCATGAGCTCCTAATCCTGTCCCAAACCAGTTACGGCGAACCTTGACAGCATTCGTTGTCCCTATTCCAATGGAAACAATTTTAACAATTTCATCATCATCCTCGGTTCCAAGTTTTACAAAATCTCCAGCAAAGAATGAAGTTATACCAGTAAAGAATATAATATCCTTGCCTGGAGTTGCTGAAGTTGATAATCCAGTCGTTACTGAAGTTGCAACAATAGGAGATTGGATCATATTGTCAATTGCTACTATTACCTTGGAGTTTGCATCTTTTGCAGTAAGGGTATGATCATTACCTGCCGCAACACCAGTAAACGCGACAGAGACTGGATTTCTCTTAAGAGCATTTGCTGCACTTGTAGCAAGTTTTACTTTGTCCTCACTAACTTTGATGCAGAATACATTTCTAGGTAGAGTCGTAGTCGTTCCAACACCAACAAAACCGTCAGTTGATGCAATTGAGATAAAGTCAGTTTTGATTCCTAAGGTGCTATCATATATCAGTTCTTGTCCACTTACAAAGAAGTGATTAGGTAAGAATAATGTATTATCAGTTAAATTAACAACATTACTGTCCGATGCATTAAACTCTTTAGTGAAGATCGTATCATTCTTATGAGTTAATGGGAAATCTCTTCTAACAGTAATCTCAGTTCCTGTGTAAGTATCAAAGTTAGATTTTAATAATGCACAGTTTAAATCCTTATCGAATTGATCTACATTGTCAAACCTTTCAATAGACATTTTATTAATGAAGGTTTTAACATGAACATTAATACTTGGATTTGGAGTAAAGTTAATCAGCGTTGTATTACCTGATCTAGTTGCACCCAAGGTTCCTAATCCAACTGGAGATGGAGCACCTGAGGTATCAACATTTGCAAATTCGGTTAAAGATATATTTGTATCATCATCAACAATAGTGAATTCAAACATTTCATGGATATTATTTGTTTTATCAGAGACAACAGCGATTCCGTATGCAGCATCAACATCGGTGTCTGTGGGATTACCATATCTACCAACATTAGTCGCTGTTGGACTTCCTGACGACGCGATATCAACACCCTCTGCTGATAATTTTGTAAGTGCATATGCATCAGTTCCAACTCCAAGATAACCCTCAGAGGAGAATCCTACGGCAAGAACATTAACAAAGGTAGTTGTAACTCCTGCAATTGGACTGTAAGTTACGACTATATCTTTACCTGACAAAGTTGCTCCGATTGTTCCCAATCCTGTAGAACCGCTTTGTGAATCGAGGGTGTGATTTGTTAATTGATTGTATTCTAGTATCTCCACAGATGAATCATTATGAATAATACTAATCTCTTCAAACTCTGTCTTGTCATTTGAGTTTTCAACACTAACAAGAAGTTTTGCAGCTCTTGTATTAGACGACTCTGTTCCTATTCCCCCAAGAGTAATCAAATTGGTTGTTGTGATACCAGATATGAGAATATTTGAACTTGCAACACTAACTAAAGATCCAGGGAAACTGGATGCAGTGGAAACACCAATATTTGCTGTCCCAAGACCAATGGATTCTGTGTTCAATCCTAATCTATCTAAACTGTAACTAAAGACAGATAAAGCATATCGATTTAATTTAAACTTGGTTGGGAAGAATTGCAGAACTCCTTCACCACCTTCAATGGCGTAGTCATAGGATCCCAAGTCCAATAGAGTATCAACATCTCCATATTGACTGATCATTGACTGACCATCTACTCTACTGTTTACCACAGTAACAAGTGACATTTGTCTCTCTGCAGTAAATATGGTGTCTTTAACAAGACATAGGAATTTAACTGCTTGACCATCTTGTAAAGATAGTCTTGATACCACTTCAAATGGAGTTGTTCTTCTATTGCTATTGAACAATCCACTGATATCATCTATACTTAAGACTCTGTTACTAACAGATTCAGAATAATCAGTAATAAGTCTAGTTTTAAATATTATTTCATCAGAAAAATCAGTATCACCTTGTAAGAAGTTTTCTGTTGCAAAATCAAAGTTATTAACACATTCTAAATCACCAACACTAATCATATCAATTTCAATGGTGGTGGCATCCACTGGTCGTATATCTAATGCATCTTTTTCCTCACCAACGAGTGTGGATTCAACCTGAAGGTCTCCAAATTTTTTAAATCCAGTAGTGTGAAGTAAAGTGCTTACAACGTCATTCCAATCGTCAAAAGGAACTTTTGATTTAATGGAATATGAGAAGTTCTGATAATAATCGTTGTCAGGTATTTTTTGATCAAATTTGTTTAGGAATCCAATGCTTGTTTGCCAACCATTATCTACAATAGAATAATAATCTAAATTGTATTCTGTATCAAAATCAAATTTGTCGGTGATAGTCGCTTTAGATCCAGTTGCTGGTTCTTCAATTACACTTCCAACTAAGAAGTCATCAGCACTTTCAACCGTAAGCGCAAAACTAACCTCATCCCAGCGGGAAACAACTCCCTCAGAGTCCCCAGATACAACAGTATTTCCTACTTGGAAATTATTAGATACTAAATCAAAATTAAATATTGGGAAATATTTTTCAGGTGTTAAAGTTATCGAAGAATTGACAGTATCAAGTTTTCCTATTGAATCAGTATCGCTAAGTTTGTTAAATCTATAAGTGACAACACCAACGTTTCCACCAAGACTCTCATGCACTCCTATAATTTCAAATGTCTCATAATCGTAGTCTTCTGAATTAAATCCTTTTGCAGTGGTTCCAACTCCAACACTTGCGTGTTCTACAAGAACCTTATCACCTATGGAAAGAGGGAAGTTTTCACTGTATTCCTCTGCCATAGTAGCAGTTACAGTTTTAGCGGAAGCATCATACACCAAATTACTAACTCTAATTCCATTTGGATTATTCAAAGGAAGAATAATTGGATTAGTATTGTTTAATGACTGTGAATTTTTAAGAATACTAACATTTGTATCCCCTAAATTATATCTTATATCAATATCATCAATTTTCTTTTTAGTAGTTCCGTCTAAAACGATCAAAGCAGGAGGGACTGTATATCCCTGACCAAATGAAGTGATTCCGATTCTGTTAAATCTACTAAAGGTGGATACCTCTAAAATTTGAGGAAGTTGTGCCTCCGGTGCCAAAGTTGGATCAGTAGGATAATTAAATCCAATATTTTGTAAATCGGTTCTAAGAACCTTTCCTATCGTATTACTAGATGGTTTTAAAACGGCACCTCTTCCCAGAGATGATCTTATTGAACTAATACCAGGTAATTGTGAATATCCCTTTCTTCTATCATTAGAATCAATTTCCGCGATAGGTCCATATGCTAATGGAGAATTCGTGGTATATGTTAATTCAGATGATGTTGTGCTAGCATAAGAAACAGACTCAGGGAAAGTCTCTAATGAATACTTAAATGTATTCGTTGTCACGCCGCTGATTGTGTGCTGTCCACTATAAAGACTTTCAAATACTTCTATTTGATTGTTGTCTTTTACCTCTTCACTTATGACCGCTTCTAAATTAACCGTCAAGTTGCCAGCAACTCTTAACGGTTCTAATCTATAATAAAGAACTTTAGGAGTATTTTCGGTTATGTCTAATTCTATCCTTGCACCTGAAGTTCCTAATGTACCAGTTTGTCGAACTGCAAAATCAGTGTCTTTTCCTTCAGTGACATATTCATGTGAATAGTTAGCGTCAGTATAGAACTTAAATGTAAATGCAGGTAATACGGTCGTATTTTGAACATAAGATAGAGATGAATCACTTACATCAAATCTAACACTAGTATCTTTATAGAATTTAAGAGGAGGATTTACTGGTAACAAAGAACCTGAAGAATCATTTGATATATCTACAAATTTTGGACTTGGTTGTTTTGTTTGATATATTGATTCGCACAGTTTGACATTATTAGTATCAACAACATAGGCATAATACTCTTGGTTGTTAAGTAACCCAGTAGCAGGTGCTGTAGCACTATGAATAACTTTTTGCCCAGTAATCAGTCCATGGTCAGATATATTAAGTGATGAGTCTGAACTAATACCAGCAAGGGTAAAAGTTAATTCACCAATTACTGTCTTTCTGTTGTGAGCGTTATATCTAACTTGTTGAGTTTTTGTTATGATTGGATCTACCTCAACAAAAACAGTGTCATTCCGAGAAAGACCATGAGTTCCTGCTACAGAAACAGTTACTTCATTTCTATCAATTTGACCCTTAACAACATTTTTGTGGTTAGTTTGTAAACTGTGATTTACTCCTGTCCCAACTCCAACAAAATACAGTAATCCACAATGAGATGTTGTATCTGCTATACCGACAAAAGTTCCTGTGGTTCCTAATCCAACCCTGACTGAAGATAAACCAACAAAATCACGTCCCAAATTAGCAACGAATACTTTTGTTCCATCAGTTATAATACCAACACCAGCAGTAGCCTCTGTCTGAACTCCAATAGGAGATCCACCATTAAGTTGATAAGAAACTTCGTCACCTGTAATCAACCCATGATTGGGTAAGTATAAATGTTGTGCTAAAATAAACTTAGAAGTAGAACCAGATCCGGGATTTGCAAAAACAATCGTTGATCCTGCACCAGTCGCCGTAGATGAACTAATTCCTAAGGACTCGGCAGGATTGAAGTAATACTCTCTATTTCTTCTGCCACTGTAAGTTGTTTTGTAACCTACGTTAATTGTAAATCTTCTAGGATCTTCTTTAATGGCAGTGGTTATTGTGTGCGATACCCCAACTACTCCATTTTGAGATCTCAAAACTCTTAACCTAGAAGATCTCTTGTCAATGTTTAAAACTTTGACAGTTTCAGTTCCAATTGTTAAAATATCATTCTCTTGAATTTGAGGATACTCAAAACTTCTTGTGGAAACATCGATAAAAGTTACAATTCCTGTAGCATTAACAGTGCCGATGAATTTAGAGACTGTTAAAGTGTTTGTGGTAACCCCTACTTGATAATCTCCAGCGAGTCTTGCTGAAGTTGTTGAAATACCAGATAAATTTATAATATCATTATCTTTAAGATTATGAGAAGCACTAGCAATACCTATAAATGAATCATTGCCTATAGGATAAAATTCAATATTAGATATGCTAGTTTTAGCAGCACTCACTAAAGTTATATTTTTACCTCTAACCTTGGATACCCTAGATGCAGAGAAAAATTCTGTACCACTTTCCTTTTCAAAAATAACACGATCATTAACTCGATAATTAGATCCACCAGTTTCTATACCAACAGAAGTAACATATCCTTTTTCAGTGGTTTTTATGGTCGAATCTGAATCTACAAAATCATATGGTTTTTGTAAGTAATCATATCCACTATTCTTTTTATTCAGTGAGTATGGATAAGTATTTCTCCTCCAACCATGTTGTCTAACATCATAGTTTGTTTCATTTGAATTATTATCATAATTAAATTCGTTTGGTTTAGAATTAAAAGACTCTCCCATTAAATATGGGAATATTGGTCTCTTAAATCCTTTGAATAATCCATCAGAAGATGCAGTGGTGTCTATCGTTGCGAAATATGCATAAGTTCCGTTTGGAAAATCTGGAGTTACGCAGAATCTTCCATTATTTCTATCTAAACTTGAATCTCTAGTTGATTCAATCCAAGTAAAATCTTCAACAAAAAATTCTTGAGGGAAAGCACTTAGTGGGGGTCTATTATCTTTTAAATCTACAACATAACCAGACTTCAACTGAACTATGTTTCCGCCAGTTGCATTTTCATATCCATAAGGACCATAAATTGGATGACCATCGTATGCCCAACCAAGTATTCCTGAGTGTTCGGTGTTTGTTGTCTCTTCACCATTAATTAATTGAAGATCTTTTGTACCATAAAGAACAGATCCGCCAGAATCAACTGAATTAATAATTTTTCTTAAAGATCTAGGTGCATAAGCATAAGATATTTGTAAGTCATCAGTTGCATTGGTAGAAACTGTTAAGAATGCATCATCAGAAGTTAAATTATTTTCATTTTTCTTAACTCTATTAATTGTCCAGGTTTGTATTTCAGTTGTAAATTGAGCGTCTTTACCACTGGGCACAATTTGAATAGTTGTTGTAGATGATCCATAACCAACACCTGCACTAATAATTTCAACTCCAGTAATTGTTCCATTAGAAAGTCTTGGAGTTAGTTTTGCTCCCTCACCAACTCCATTTACAATGAGTTCTGGTGGAGAGTTATATTCTTGTCCAGGTCGATTAACGACTACATCTGATATTTGTCCATTGGCAGAAATAACTGCTTCTAACTGTGCTCCAGTTCCAGATCTTAAAGTTACTCTAGGATCTCTCTTAAAGTTAATTACATCAGATACGCCATATCCAACTCCAGTGCTTGTTAGTTGAATGGAAGTCACTTGACCTCTGAATACTGGCTGAACAACCGCTTTAAAATCGCGCCCTCCAGTAGAGGCAAGACCAACATTACCAAGAACTTCTACTGAAATTGGTTGATAATTAAAATTATGAGTTCCTACGCCAATATTGGAAAGTTTTTGATATTGATTTGTGTTAAAATAAAAATCTTTTGCAGTAGAACCTATACCAATTGAACTTAATCTAAAGGAGTCATTATCAATCTCTGTTACATAATAGTCTGTTCCTGCCGAGAGTCCACCAATTGAAGTTCCTTGAACTGTATAATTAATAATCTCCCCAGTTTTATATCCATGATTAGGAATACTGATAAAATTAAGTGCAGTGTTAATACCTGCAGGAGCACACGTTCTCTGCTTGTTCTGATACCCTGTACCAGGGTCTACGATGTTTATTGACCCAATCGCTGATTTAGCATTTAAACATCTAAGTTGATGTGTTCCATCACCAAAACTGCTAAGAGTAATGGTTCCAACCCCAGCAACAGCATCACTTAAATTATTATGTAATTTTATTTGATATGGAGACAAAACTCCTGCATAATAAGTAGCATCTGTTGATAACCCACCTATTGCCTTTTTACCAAAAGTTTTATAAACAACTCTTTCTCCATTTTTAAATCTATGATGAGTTGTAAACCCAATAATAGAAACTGTTGTTCCAATACCAACATCTCCTATTCCTGTTGCGGTTGTAGAGATACCAGAAGCATCAAAAGAATTTGCAGTATGAACTGGAATCATATTTGCTTCCGCTTTGGCACCTATTCCATTACCACCAGTAATTTTTATTTTTGGAATTTCCACATAATCAAAACCAGGATCTATGATTCTAATTTCTTTGAGACTACCACTAACAGCACAAACACCGGTTGCACCTGATCCAACAGAGTCTTCAATATGGACGATGGGTGGGTTTATAATATCATAGTCTGAACCACCAGAAGTTACCTCAATAGAGTTTAATCTCCCGTGATAAACAAAATCATTTGATTTATAATTTAATATTTCAACTCCATTAATAAAAATACCAGAATATCTGTAATTATTCCGAACACTGGAGGAACTTGTTGTTGGAGCAGATATTTCTCTGTATAATCTTGGTGCGTTAAGATCTTTTCCCTTAACATCCGCTCTTTCTACAATATTACTAGTAACTACAGTGGAATCAGCACCACCGGGAGGAGTTACAGACTCAAATTTACCGGCATATAAGTTTGATGTACTCTTTGCAAGTTTAACATTATTTTCATCAATTCTTTGTGCAATGTATCTACCCTCTGTAAAAAGAAAACTATTAATTTGTTCACTGGTAATTACACTACCATCTGGTTGAGTAATTACTGTGGTAACTTTTTCTGGAGTATAGTAAATAACATCTCCAGTATAGAATCCATGATCAATACCATCAGTGAGTTTAATAGTTTCGTCACCTAAACGATATGTTCCACTAATAAAGAATCTTTGATTTTTGGGATCTACTTTAGAATCCAAGTAAGAGGGTAAAGAATTAGTTGCAACTAAAACTTTATCATCTTTAACATATACGTTATTGATATTTGCATTATATGTTGATACATTTGAGTATAAATTAGATTTAAATTTTGATATTCTCTTTGATGCCTTTACCTGCCTCGTTACGTCACCAACTCCACTTCCTCTTATCAGAAGTTGCTTTGTACTAAAAACATCAGTAACAACTAAATCATTGGGTGATTTTAAATTACTAAGATCGGTTAACTCTACAAGATCACCTATTCTAAAAATATGATGATCTTTAGTTGTTAATTTATAGATGTCATTATTAGCATCTTCTAAAGTTAAAGATTCTATATCATAATACTGTGCAGTATTAAAGAACCAATTATTTGACTTTAACCCCGAGGCAATTTTTCCTAGAGATTTAATTTTAATTTTTGTATTCTCTAATTGATAATATGCATCTGTTGGTTTTTGAATATCACGTAAAACTGATCTAATTTTTACTTTAATGCCATCATCTTCTTGAGTCTCTGGATTATATCCATATGCGAATACATTCTGATCAATAATAGTTTTATCTGGAATTACCCTTGTTACACCACTTGTGCTGATACCTAAAAATTGAGTGCTAACCTTATCTGTATATGTTACTATACCGCTAGTTCCATCTTCAAATTTAATTAAAAGAGAACCAGAATTTTCAAACCCTATCGTAGAATCAACATCAATATAAGTTTGTCCTACACTGACAGAATCTATTGCAGATGTCTTAGCATGAACAGTGAAATCTCCATACAAAAGATTTGATGCGCCATCAAATCCACTGAATGAACTATCTAAACTTACTTTATAATAGGAATCAGTAAGAACACCAACATAGACTTTTTCAACTCTAGATATCGGAGCGTATGCTTTATTGATTGATCCAGTTGAATCTTGGAATAAAGTAGCATTAAGTAAATTTTCTGGGTTACCCTCTTGGGCTTCTACAATTAAATCTCTTGTTAGTTGATATTGTGCATTTGACGGACTAATTAAATTATCTTGAGGTCTTATTAATTCTATCTCGTCATTATATAATGCCTTGAATAAAATTTTAAAGGAAGACTCAGTTCCTCTTGTAGAATATAAATCACGAGATTGTCTTATAAATTGTGCCTGATTTAAATTATCGGTTAACTTTTCTGTTTGAAGTCCAGGTAATAGTTGACCTTTTACTCTTTTTAAAAACTCTTGTAAAAATAAAACACTGAGATTTTTTACAGGAGTTTGAAATTTATGACTATCTGCCGAAGTCTCATTAAATGTCAGTTCTTCAGAATTATTAGACCTATCAAGAGAAGATACTCCAGTAAATCCTCTTTGACAAAATAAGAGTCTATTACCAAGTTTTAATTGATATACAATAATTTCATCATCTATTTGTATAATTCCAAACTGATCTGGAAATCCATCTGCATTAAAAAGATCAATGAAATTTTGAGTATCAGTGATATCAGCTGCTAATTTAGATTCACTAACAGTATTAGCATTCTCACTTAACTTTAAGTAAGAGTCAATATTATTGATTAAATCTAAAGTTCCGCCCTGAAAATCTAAACCATTATAATACTGCGAGAAAAATTCATCAATTAGAGGAAATTCATCTTTAATATATGATGCTAATTGACTCCCAAGTAGGTGGCGAATTTTTACTGTATTTTTCGGCATTTGATTCTCTTACAAAAATTTATTAATATGGGTTATTATTAACATTAACGTAACTTGATGAACTTCTATATGTTGAACCTGATGGATCAGAACCAGAAGAAATGTCATCAACGATCATTTGAACATTGGAAGTGTCTAACTGCAAATAAAGATCCTGCAAACCAATTACATCGTTTGAATGTGGGACTGCAAATATTTCCATAATTTGTAATCCATCTTTATCTTTACCAGATGTAATGTTGATTGGATTTAAAGTTATGCGCCCTGTCATGTAATCAATTGCACCAACATTTCTTCGTCTTACTACAGGTGTTGTTGATCCTGGTGCTTGCAAAGAATATAATGATATTACTCCAGTTTTTGTATCATTGGGTTCGTCAAAAAGATAAACATCATCTGTTATATCTAGCACTCTAAAAGGACTGGATTTTATGTTGTAACCACTCAAAGATTGAACGTGCATATGATTACCAAAATCGACTGCATATTCTGCAAATTGATTAGTGGCGAGTCTCACATCCCTTCTCATTTGTATAGAGGTTAAATTAGAAGTAATTGATTGATGACTCTGATCAATAATTCCTAAAAATTTACTATACTTAAACCTTGTACCATATTTATTCAATTCAGAAGAATCTGCATATGCTTGAATATTGTTTTGAATTGTTGTAGAAACTGCAGCAACATCTGTAATTTCTCTTGAGTTATAATAGACCTTACTATCAGTGACAATATAGAGATACTTCAAATCTAATATCTCAGGTACAATTCCAGTTACAGAATATTTTCTTAATTGTCTTTTTATATTTTCTTTAATTCCTTGAGAAACGAAGTCCCCATTTCTAGGTTTTATACTAATAAAAACTTTTCCAAATCTAGGAGGAACTAACTCTTCTCCACCAAAAACTGATATCGACTCTGCTTCTGGATAAATTTTATTTGGAATAAGAACTTCATAGTCATTTGCAGTTATTGCACGATCTTGAGTTCCATATACCTGGGGTGCATATTTTTTAATTGAAGCAACACTCTCAATAGCAGCACCACCTGTAGAGGGTGCCTGAGAGGAAATAAGGGAGATTCCACTAGTTACTGTATTTTCTACAGAATCTTGCACATAAACTAATCTACCGCTAAAATTAAAATCACTAATCCTGTTGGCATTTGCTCCATCACAAACTAGATAAGAAATCTCTACAACGTTTCCATCCTCAAGTGCTCTTCCAAATACACCATCACCAAAAATAACTTCATACCTTTCATCCTCTATTTCCTGTAAAAAGAAGACTGTAGATGATCCATTTATAACATCATTAACTTTTGAATCAATTAAACTATTTGTTAAATCATATTTTAGTTTAATTGTTGAAGTATTTGATGGTTTTACCACAACCAATATTGTATCGGTATCAATTCCGGGATTATTCAGGGTAAAACGTTGATTTGGATTTTGTGAAGAATATGTATAACTTTGAGTTATTTTTGTCCCTTCAATAACTTCTAAATTTTCAAATACTGCTCTTCTATCAAATACAGGAACTGTTGTATCTTCTAAAACATTAAAAACATATGATTGCCCACCAAACTGATTTGAAGTTGCCGCTACTGGTCCCGCCTTTAATGTAACAGATGGTGGTGATGTTGACAGTTCATCGAGGTCAACAAAAAAGTCAACAACACATCTAGATGCTTTCTTTGATTTTGGAGTATATCCAATATTCTTCGCTAATGCAACAACATTCTCTCTTAAAGTCGCACTATCGATGAATACCTCATTTGCAACCATGTTTGCATTATATGAGTTGATATAGGTATTATAAGCAAGCAGATCAATAATACTTGATAGGTTTGACCCCTCAAAGTCATAATCCGTAAAGTCGGTATTTGTTCTAAGAACTTCTCTTAGTGTGCTTTTAATCTGGTCAAAGTCCAGAGTGCTGAAGTTTAGGAGTGGCATTTACCTTGTTGGTTGCAAAACAAATTCTAGTTGTTGCTCTGAGACATCCGCACCAATAATTTGATA